TCTACAGAATCAATAACGATTGAAGACTCATTTTCTTCATAGTTGAAGAACTGTGCATCATCAACAAAAATCTCACTGGCAGAAGATGAAACATCACCAATAATTCTTGCAGTTGGATAAACGTGTGGTTCAATCGAAGGTCTTGTCTTGTAGACAAAGTTATTATTGATAAACTTATCTACTTTTTGCTTATACCAGTCAAATGGTCTAGAAACTGAATCACTAACTCCCTGACCAGCATAGAGGTTTGTTTCAACCAAGTCAGAAGTAACGATGCCTGCAATGCTTCTACGGTTTTGAGTAACAACATTACTAAACTGCATCAACTGCAATTCATCACCTTCTTTAATAGTTTCGAGAATTTCAACCGAAACACTATCAGTGCCGCGTGTTCCTCTATAGAAGAAGATGGAGACATTATCCTCTGCTTTTGGTGCAGTCTCAAACTTGAAGGATGTACCACCACTAAACTGGTAGTGAGAACCAGGTTCTTGAATAACACCATTGACAAAGATCAAAAGAACTGCATTGAGATCCAATTCTGGATCTGATCCAAGTTCAAAACTCAATAATTCACCTTCAAAATAAAGTGGGAATCTTCTTCTTGATCCATCCTGAAGATCTGAGATTGGATCAATAAAGTCCAACTCACCAAATGACCAAGAAGAGAAAGAATCAGAGAAAGTATCAAGAACTTCTAACTCAAAGTCTGCAAGTGGAGAAGCAAGTCCCTTGTCAGTTACAAGTCCAACTGGTTTAAATTTATCACCAGGTCGGAATGAATAACCAGGTCTAGAAATCTTGAAGTCTTTAACTTCAAATAGAGTTGATCCGATGCCAGTTGTAGAAGCGGATCCAACATCAAGAGTCAAGAGCAGACCCTTACCTGTTCCTGTTGTTGCTCCAATACCACGACGCGATACACCAACAACTTCCAGATTTTCGTAGGATGGTGCTGGAATACTTACAATTGGATTTGTGTATCCAGATCCACCAGAGTTGACCGTAAAGATCAAGGTTCCACCAGCACCAACGACTGCAGAGACATCTGCACCAGATCCGGGTGATCCACCAAATTCAGTAATTCCAATTGAAACTGATGCTCCACGATATCCAGATCCGTGAATATCAGTGCTTCCAAGACCAACGGATTGAATTGCACCACCAGAAACAACTGCGGTTACAGCAGCACCAACAAGAGGTGCAAATCCAAGACCAGGTGTAGATCCAAGAGAAACAATGACTCCACCTCTAGGAAGTTGATTCTTGTTAATATTATCTTCAGATAGAATTAACTGACCGTTAGATGAAGTAATACCAGTGAAGACAACACTAGAAATACCAGCAGCACCTTGTTCAAAGTCGTAGTTATTTCCAAGATTGTTAGATGTTGATGGTTTTTGGAAGATATCGTTGATAAAGACCACACCACTTCCAGTTTCAATACCAGTTGTGTTGAGACCAGCAACAGTTACGGTATAAGTTTTACCAATTCCAGTGAAGTCTTTGGAGATGTCATCAAATACCTGGTTGGTATCATAGTTTTGTCTAAGATATACTCTTCCACCGAATGAAGATTTAGACTTGGGAAGATTATCAAGACCAATCAGTTGTCCTAAATCACCTCTTGGTGGTTCAGTAAAGTGAATTTTACTCTTGACAATGTTAAATGAACCAAGGAAGATTCTTGCAGTAGCTCCATCATCGTGGACTGTAGCAGAAGTTCCAACAAATCCTCTCTCAACCTTTACAACATTGAAGTTGCCAGTTCCAGAAATTGGTCCAACAGATGTAGTTCCAAGACCAACACTTTCAACCTTCATATACTCATCATCAACCTTGAAGATATCTCCAGGTAAAATAGAGGAAATACCAGAGATTGAGAAGAAAGATGTCAGACCAGTGATTGATCCACCATTATCTTCCAAATCATAGTTGATGTCTGTAAATGCAATTGGACTCTGAACAACACCATTGATACTAACAACTGACTTACTGAGTTTCTTAAACATCTCAAAGGTGTGAGCATTACCTCCACCGTGATCGGTAAAGGTAACACCAGTTCCAGAATTTGCATTAGCAGCAGATTCTGCAACCTTAAATTGATCAGCATTCAATCTAATTGCATATACTTCTGTTGCCAGTCCAACACTTACTCCTGCACGGTTCATTGCAGTTCCAGCAACACCAGTAAATGTTGAACCTGGTTCATAGATAAGGCGTTCTCCAGTCTGGAAGAAGTGGTCCTGAATTGTAAAGATACCAGTTCCTTTATCAAGGATAGTAGTGTCTGAGGGATTAAAAGTCTTCGCAAAGATAGGAGTACCTTCGTACTTCATATCAAACGCTGTAGCATTACCTCTTTCACCGTTAAGTGCGTTATATCCACTTACAGTCAGTTTTTCATTTACTGGACCATAAGTTAAAATATCTGCAACATTTTCAAGATCTCTAGTAGTTTGTAAAACCTCAGTGTAAGTTTGAACTACAATTTCTTGAGATCCAGAAATAGTAGGATCTGGGAAGAAGTTTAGTAGCAGATCATTATTGCTAATATTGGCTCCAAATGTTCCAATCCCGCTGGTGCTTCCAATGGAAAGATAAGGATATTGTACGGTATAAGCTGATGTTCCATCGTGTGTTACCAGTAATTGGTGCAATGCAGAAGTATTTCCATATCCAACTCTCGCAAGTGTTTTGAGAGTTGTTACATCAGAGTTAGAAACGCTGATAGGAGTAGAAATACCAACAGTCTGTGCAAAGTTAGTTTGAAGTCTGCCAGACTTTTCACTTTCTGCTGGTTGTGATGCTGTAAGGAATCTATAAGTTCCAACACCAACAGATGTTGATCCAAATCCAACTGCTCTGGTTCTAACAAGAACTGAATCAGATCCAGTGCTGTTAGTAAAGTCTAATGAAAGAACACCAGAACTAATATTTCCTTTGAAGGTTCCAATAAAGTTATCGGATAATTCTGTTGTATTGTCATTATCAAAATAGAACTCTGAAACAGAAGTATCAGTTCCATCATGATCCATATACAGTTCAACAACTGATCTTAACTGAGTTGCTGTATTAACAACTTCAACATTAGCGTAAATTCCCTCTGTGATATTAGCATCTCTGACAACCAGAGATACTGTTGTTCCTACGCCAACCGTAGTTGTAACACCAACAAGATCTGCAAAACCAACTGTTCTTGTGTTAATACCAGTCAGAGTCGTATTAAATTCATTCTTAAGAATTTTAATATCATAATCAGTCTCATATGGTTCAGTTGGAACAAATTGCAGTGCCAAGTTATTAGCATCTGCAATAAATTCGCCAAGACTTAATGTTGTATTTGTGTTGTTATTGTTTGCCTGACCGATAGTGATGTTTGCTTTTTCAACTGTCAAGAAAGACTTCCTATCTTGTGATGGAACAACTACAACTTCAGTTGCCTGCATTTCTTTGTTGTCAACACTTCTTACCTGAAGCAGGTATCTTGCATATCCATCAGTGAAGTTGATAGCATCAAGATTCACAAACAAATCTTCAGTGTCATCATTGTTAGAGAACTGGTTCTTAACATCATCAACGATCAATACTCTGTTTGTATCACACTTAATAAAATCAGCAAGTTTTTTATTTTCAAGTTTGATAAACTTAGATCTTCCGTTTAATACGTCAACATCAAGACCAAAGTCAAACGACTTAACAACATCTACTCTCTTATCACTAATAATGTCAAGCAGTGCGATACTAGTTGAAGAAACGGTGGTTCCGATACCTGCATTGATATTATTGGTAATTCCAGTATCAGAGAAGTTCTTCATACCTGAAGTATGAAGCAATCTGTTTACAGGATCAATAATTTTCTCAAATGTTTGGGAACTCTTAACTGTGTATGAAAGATTTTGATAATAATCATTATCTGCAGTTACTTGAGAATCCAGATTGAGTTTTCCAGTTTCTTCACGCCATCCAATATCAGTTTCAAGTGAATAGTCAATATTGAAGAAACCTCTATTTTCTTCAATAGAATCGACTGTTACCTCTGCTCCAGAAGTCTTACCAAGAAGTTTTTCATTTAAAGATAGATCATAAGATCCATAGATCTTCAGAAGTTCTCCTTCATTACTAACAACTTCTAAATCTCTTTCAACAAACTGATTTGTTGCCGCATCTAAAGTAAGAATCTTTTCGCCATCAACAAGTTCCAATGGTGTTTGAACAACTTCAAACGTTGGATAGTTGGACTGTCTGATCAGAGTTGCATAAGAATTTTGTGTGGTGACAGCAATACCAGCACCAGTGGCGATGCCTGTCATATCAAACTCAACTTCAGCAGGATTTGTATTAGTAAACTTGGTTACAGGGAAGAACTTAAATCCATGATCTGCAGAGTTAAATCCTTGACCGTCAGTACCAATTTTTGCAATACCCTCAACAAAAATTTTGTCTCCAACAGCAAATGGTGCTGTATTGAATCCAAGGATAGGTGTTTGTAATCTACAGGTAACAATACCTGCAGGAGATGATGTACAACTATCGATTCCAACACCGTTAGTGTTATTGACAGCAAAGACTGTATTAACAACTTCACTCAATCCTTTAGGTGCATCACCAATGGTTACAGAAATAATTGATGATCCCTGAAGATTTGCTTCCAGAACACCAGAATCTACTTCTACACCGTCACGATTAACGATGATTAAATCGGGTGCAGAGATATAATTTTGACCACCATCAATAACATTAATTGCACTAATAGTATTTCTATTTCTTAAGCGATAGTTGGAAGATACAAATGCTTCTGGACTTAAGGTTTTATCTGCAGAGAAATCAAATCCTTGATCTTTAATTGTTACTTCATTGATATTTCCAATCGTTTCAGAGACTGGGAGGATCGTTGCATTGATACCATCAGTTGATGCAATACTTACAAAGTCTGGCAGATCTTTATATCCCTCTCCACCAGAGGTAATTCTCATCTGATGAACACCACCTCTAGCAGTTGGTGAATTTGTTGTATACTCTGCAAACGCTAAATCAGATGCAACATAAGCAGAATCTTCTGGTACTTGATCTAATGCAACCTGGAACGTTGTAGTTCCAACACCAGCAATCGCATAGTTGCCATTATACTTACTATCAACGAAAAGAATTTCTGAATAGTTTGATACAAATGTATCAGCACTACTGATATATCCAGACTTTTCAAGAGTATAATATAGTTTTGATGGAAGTTGTGAACTATACTTGAGAGTTAGTGTGCCCGTTCCTGTGGTTCCGATACCAATCGTTCCAACACCAGTTACACTAAAGTCTGTTACTGTTCCACCAACCGATACCAGTTCATTGTGGAATTTATTATCATAGAAAATCTTGAAGTTATATCCATCAAGAGATTCATCAGACAGATCAAATACAAGGTTGTTATTTTTAATAACAGGAATTTGTGGATTGATTTTTGCCAACTCTTGACCTGCACCACCAGTTGATCCAAAACTTACGATAGTTGGTGGAGTTGAGATTGAATCGTTATATGTTTCGGAAAGTTGAATGGTATCATCATCAATCCTATAAACATAGTAAGAACCTGTTTCAAGACCAGATACAATCAAATCCGAAGAATTGTAGAATACTTTTTCACCAGTCTTAAATCCGTGTGATGTGATTGATAACTCACTCTTGGCAGTTCCAACTACTGCTGAAGTAAATCCAACAGGATTGACAAGAATTTTTGCTTCATCAGCATTTCTCTTGACAAGAATACCTGTAGATACGCCGATACCAACTGAAAGGTTTGGTCTTACATCGAGAGAGATTGTGTCTCCATCAGAAAGTCCGTGAGCAGTAGATACAGCAACCGTTGCAGTAATTTTTTGTGCTTTTGCAGTTACTTGATCATAACGAGGTGCAATAGAATACTTGTAATCATCACTATCACCATTTGGACTAAACGATCTAAAGAAGAGACCGTTTGTGGTAACTCCTACCTGAGTTGCAAGACCGATGTAATCTCTTCCTTTGTTAATTACAAAGAGATTTTGTGTTGTGGAGTCTGGAATATTAAATTGGGTCGATGATGCGGTATCAGATGCAGAGATCTTCGATGCACCAACTGGAGCAGCAAGAACAACAGGTTGATTTGTCGTAAATGGGTGATCTGGTAAGTAAATGCTTTGAGTTGGAATTGAGATGGATCTAGCATCTGCTCCAACAGCATAAACAAACGAAACTCCTATTCCTGCAGTAGCTCCAATACCAATTTGAGATGCTGCATTGAAGTAGTATTCCTCATTTACATTCGATGAGAAATCTTTAGTATTCAGAGGAACTGTAATTGTGTTGCTAACTTCTTTAACTGCTGTAGACGACGTATGTCCAGCACCAGACAGACCTCTAGCAACTCTCAGAACCTTACTTCCACTAAAAATGTTAAGGACTTCTAGTCTTTCAGTTCCAATACCGATTGTAGATCCTACAGAGATAATTTCTGGGACATTAGAAACATAGATGTCAGTGACAAATCCTACAGTTGCGTTTGAAGCAACATCAGCAATTAAGAACAGTGTTTCAGTAGTAACACCAACGCTATGTGTCTTGGTCAGACCTTTAATGTAAGTTGAAAGACCGGAAATAGCGATGCTATCTCCATCATTAATATTATGTGTTGATGTAAACGTTAGTTTTACTTCAGAATCATTAGATCTGGTAACTACACAGTCGGTGAAAGTTTCTGTTGTCGTATTGACATCAACAATACTTTTCCCTTTAATCTCCGAAACATATGCTGAAAGACCACCTTGACCAGCAAAACTTGCAACATCGTTTATGGCATATCCAGATCCAGGTTCAATGACTTTGAAGTCATTTACAGAACCACTTGAAATAGAATCAACGATTGCTCTTTGTGCAATGAACTCATTTGGTTCAACAATAAAGTCATTTGAAGCAAACAGTGAATCTGCTCTATATGGGAGTGTATTTCTTCTTAGTTTAGAAGAATTGAAGTCGAATGTTTGATCTACATTCTGTGTTATAGGTTCTGATCTGTAGAAATGTCCAATAAAATATGGAAATTCAGGTTGTGTAGTGCCAGTTCCAAAATTAGTGGAAATTCCAGCAAAATATGCATAGACACCATTAGGGAATTCTGGTGTTTTTGCAAATCTGCCATTATATTGATCTAGATTTCCAGAATTATCATATTTGTAATCTTCGACAAAGAATCCATCAGCAAAACCAGAAGGTCTATCAACAACGTTAGCACTAGATTTAGTATATCCTGTGCTCAACTGAACAATATCAGAGTTAATATCTAATGGATTAGCATGTCCGAAAGGTCCATAGATTGGATTACCATCATATGCCCAACCAATGATTGGTGAGTGGGTGCCTGCAGCGTCCTGGAAGGCATCTCCACCAATCTGGGTGCTATATCCCACTAAATTGTATTTCAGACCTGCTGTGTCCTCTGAAACAAGTTCATTACCAAATCTTGCATTGTGATCAACTGTCAAATCTCTGACAGATGCTCTAGCAGATGCTTTACTTCCTATAGATGTTGCTGCAATTGAGGTATTGACATCATATCCAACACCCTCATTGAGGATTACAACAGAGGTAACCTTCTCATTTGCAACAATCGCTCTTAATTTTGCTCCAATACCCACACCATCGACTGTCAGGTCTGGTGCACTAGTGTATTCTGACCCAGGATTGGTGATTTGAACGCTTACAATTTTTCCACCACTAATAATTGGTTTAATTTCAACGTCTTTACCTGATTTAAAGGTAACATCAGGCAATTTGTGGAAGTTAAGGATGGTTGAACCATACCCAGTGCCTGTTTCATAGAGGTAAAGATCGACAATTTCACCTCTGACCTGTGGAGTGGCAGTAATTACACCTGTCACACCGTCAAATTCGGCATCAATTGTAAGAGAAATGTCTCTATAAGCAAAATTATGGTTACCAACACCTTGTGTAGTGAGTTCTACAAACTTTCTTCTCTTATAATTGTTGGTAAATGCAGTTGTACCAACACCAGGATCACTTAATCTGAAGGAATTGTTATCAAGTTTGAGAATGTGATGCTCATTTCCACTTGTAAGACCACCAATTGCAGTAGTATCAGCAGTATAGACGATAATATCACCATCTTTAAACCCGTGATTGTGAAAATTGACTGTGCTGTAAGTGGTTGAAATCCCTGTAGGTTTTACAGTCAGTTTTCTGTTCTCGTATCCACTTCCAGGATTGATAACTTTAATTTCACGAAGAGTTTGTTTTGGATTAAATAGTCTAAGTTTATGAATACCTTGGGTAACAGACGTTGTAAATCCTACTGTACTGATACCAGAATTAAAATCATCAAAAGTTTCATACAACTTGACAGTTGATGTATTGACTAATTCAACAAAGTATGCAGATCCACTGTGGAGAGTTGATGTTTGATTTGTATTACTACCATCAAATGATCCAATACCAATTTCTGCGTTACCATTTCTGTTGTAGATTACCTTGTCACCATTTCTTAAATTATGATTCTTAGTAAAAGTGATCGTATCATCAGTAATATCGATACCACCACCTACAGTGCTCTCTCTTGCGTCAAACTCAACCTCACGGTACTTTGTATCCAGAATAGGTTCTAAAATCGCTCCAGACCCATTTCCACCACTGATGGTGACCGATTGAACTCTACGAATATCAAAGTCTTGAGGATCAACTAAAACCGACTTAACAGATCCTCTAATAACAGGTTGAACTAATGCTGTAGTTCCACCACTAACGACAGAATCTCCGAGTGTTACAGTCGGTGGATTAATAACATCATAGTCATCACCAGCATTTAGACGGACAACTTCTTTAATTGGTCCAAAGAAAATCTTATCATCCGACTTATAGTTCGAAATTTCAACACCGTTAACCAACATTCCAGTGGTTCCTGGAAGTGTTTTTGTACCAGCACCATTCTTGATATTCTGACTATTGGGGAATTTCTTCAGAAGTCTTTGTGGTTGCAGAGATCCACTCTTTTGAGATGCTAAAGTGAAGGTATGAGAACCTGTTGCACTTACAGATTCAAATCCAATTGGAGTATTACTTTCAATGAAAGAAGGTGACTCATATAGTTCTATCTTGTTGTCGGGATTCAATACCTTTACATAATATGTCTTTTCAGAAAGACCAATTAAAGTGTCATTCGATGCAGTGTATTGAACCTCATCTCCAGTGATAAATGGAACACTGGATGAGAATGAAAGGGTTGTATATCTTAACGTATTGCTGTTAAAGTTTTCTAATGCACTACCACTTGCAGAAGCAATTGTTGCAGACTTAATATCCTTGGCAATTTCATAAGATGGTAAAGAGTTTGATGCAACATAGAATGTCTCTTCATTCTCAAGATAAACATTCTGAACATCAGCAGTCACACCATCATATGCCAAAGGAACTCCAGTGCTTGATGCTGTATTGAGTTTTCTTCTGATTGTATAATCTACACCAGTTGCTGGAGTAAATCCACCAAGATTTCCAAGGGTTACACTTTTTCCACTTACAGTCAAGATTTCTGCATCTGCTGCTTCAATAGTCTGTGTTGAACCTTGCAAAATATCTACAATATCACCAACCTTCAGACTTGACTTTTCAATTGTAGATTTGAGAGTATATGTTGAACCGTTGATTGAATCAACTTCAAATCTAACTGAAGTGTTGTAGATCCAGGAATTTGCGAATGTTTCTTTAAATGACTTATCGGTCTCTGGATTTTTGATTACCTCACCAATATTCTTGACGCGGATAATCTGCCCTTCTGATACCAGAGAAGGTTTACCAACTGCTTCAAAGTTGGAAAGAACCCCACCGATACGAAGTTCTACTTTCTTTGATACATCACCATTTTCAAAACCAAAGAATACTTGATCTTGTCTAATATCATCTGTAACACCAATTGCATTATCAACACCAGTGCATTGTAAGAATTGGTTGATTGTTTTTTCACCATAGTAAATTGTATTATCACCAGAAACAATCGTGCCTGTTGATCCAAAACCAACCGTAGAATCAACTGTAATAACGGATGAACCTACAGATACTGAATTGATTGCTTTTACTTTTGGTTGAACTTTAAAAGTTCCTTCAACAGTATCTGCATCAGTGAAACCAACAAACAGATTTAACTTGTAATATGTGCCAATACCAGTTCTTGTAAAGATTTCAACTTCAGAAACAGATGCTCTTGTTGCAGAATCTGCAGAATTTGTAATTGTTTGTCCAACAAGATTGTTTGGATCACCAGAAATTCTTTCCGCAACAACTATTTCTCTTCTACTAAACTGTGCATCAGATGGTTTGAAGAGATATCTCTCAAGATCTACAACTGTTGGTGTCTCACCATAAAGAACATTGAAAAGAATTTTAAATGATTCTTTTGTACCCTTTGCTTTATAAAGTGAGTTTGACTCTTTGATGAAGTTATTAACATCAAGATCATCTACAAAATCAGAGTCTTCTAATCCTGGAGTGAAGGTATATTTAAGTTTCTTATAAAATTCTTGAAGAAACAGAGCACTCAAGTTCTGAACTTCTACACCACCATCGTGTGCAGCTTTGTTTGTTTCCTTGAAAACTAATTCTTCACGATTTAAATCTGTTCTATAGGTCTGAATACCACTGAAACCTCTAATACATCCAGTGAAAGTATTTGTAGTCAGACCAGTATAGGTGATAATTTCATCACCAATTTTGAACAAACCATATTCATTAGGAAATCCTTTAGTCGAATAAACCTGAATAGTGTCTGCTGATGCTGTAATATCAGAATATAACGTCGTCTTACCGGAGATAACCTCTTGAGTGAAGTTATCCAGTGTGAGATATTGATCTAAATTTTCTGCAATATCAGTAGGACCTCCCTGATATTCCTGGGAGATATAATATTGCTTCAGAAAATCGATTGATTTGGGACTTTCAGCGCGTAAGAATTCAGGTAGTTGGCTATCAACAATCTGCTGAACCTTAACCCTCTGCTCAAATCCAGTTTGTATCATCTTATATCCTCTTTAGTTCTCCGTTTAAGTAACTAGATGTTGTTTTATAACCTACACCAGATGTCTGTTCACCAGAAGTAATGGTGTCTCTCACCATATTTATCTTACTATTTGCAACGTCAAAGGAAAGATAAAGATCCTTCAAACCAATAACATCGTTTGATTCTGGGATTGCTTGAATCTCAATAACATTGTTCTCTTTTACAGTAGATGTAATGACCACTGTATTGATCATAATTTCACCTTTAACATAATCAATCGTGCCAATAGGATTGATAGTTCTGCTAATTACATACTCACCTTGTACATTCTTTTCATCTTTGGTGATGACAAGAACACCTTTACCACTTCCATCCAGTTTTCCATCCGTTCCTTTGTTAGGAACATCAGTAAAATAAAACAAATCGGTGCTACCAGAAATTGTGAATCCAGTGCTCTTAATATTAAATCCACCTTCATTGATATGGAACTCATTTCCATAACACAGTTCATACTGTGTTGGTGTATTAATCAGTGCATTCAAGTTTCTTCTAATCTTGACTCTTGTAATATTAGACGAAATCGCATCATCAACATTATCAATTGTCTGCACTAACTTACTATACTTAAATCTACCACCAAACTGGTTGATATTTGATGAAGAGAACGTATTCAAGACCGTATTGATATTTGTCTTCAAATCATTAATATTGCTAACTTGTGCACTATTGTAATAGACAGCACTATCAATTTCGACGAAGAGGATCTTAAGATCAATAATTTTCTGATTGATACCGGAGATACTATATTCTTTTAATTTTGAAAGAATATTTTGCTTATCAAAGTCAGAAACAAAGTTACCATTCTTTGGTTTGATACTAATTAAAACATTACCAAACTGTGGTGGATCTAACTCTTCACCACCAACAACAGACACAGACTCTGTGTTTGGATAGATTGACTGAATAACTGCTTCATAGTCACGAGTTGTTACTGCTCTGTGCTGTGAAGCATAGATTCTAGGAGCAAAATATTTGATTGATTCAATCGGTTCAATATCACCACCATTGGATGCAGCGATCTTAGTATCAACTGTGATGGATGATGTGGGGATAACGATGTTTCCATCACCATCAATAACCCTACCAGAGAAGGAGAAGTTGCTTGGTCCGTTACCATCCTTACCATCAGTAATGACATAGGACACAGTAACAACTGCACCATCTTCTAGTTTCTTACCAAAGTATCCATCACCAAACAATAATTCATATTTTTCATCCTGAACCTCTTGAAGCAAGTAAATTTCAGAGGTTGCATCCAAGTTCAGGATGTTTGATGCTAGTGAATATTCTCTTCCCTCACCAGTATCAGAAATACCTTTTACTTTTACGACAATTGTTGAGGTATCAATAAATGAATTATCAAGAATAAATCTCTGATCAATTGATCCATTAACAACAAAAACCTTTTTAAGGAACGTTCCTTGGAAGATTTTTACATCTTCGAACGATGCAGTGCCAGAATTGATGGTTGTTGTGACATCTTCTGGAATTGAGAAGACATAATTTGTCTCATTTGTGCTCCCAACACACACCAGACCCGCCTGTAAGGTCATTGTAGAGGAGGAACTACTAGTTGTTATATCAAATCCTACTGTCGCCTGTGCGGCGCTTCTAGAGCGTGGTACGTAACCAATATTTCTTGCTAAAGAAACGACGTTTTCTCTCAATGTCGCAGAATCCAAGAAGGATTCATTAACGATCATGTTCGAGTTGAACGCCGTTATGTAAGTATTATATGCTAACGTGTCGATAAGGACCGAAAAATTAGACCCCTCAAAGTCAAAATCACTAAAATTTGAGTTTGCTCTCAAATAATCTTTGATCGAGACCTTTATTTGATCAAAATCTAGGTTTGTAAATTTAGTAAAAGGCATATTACCTTGCTGCCTCTAGTAAAAAAGAGAATTCTTGTGTCGGAAACTCAAGACCAACGATATCAAATATAACTGTTACGTCAAATGAGTTCAAATCTGGTTCTGGATCGACTTCTACAACAGTATTAGCGACTCTTGGTTCGAAATTTTCGATCGTTTCAAGGATTTGCGCCTGAATAACTGATGCAGTAGCAAAATCAACGAAGTCAAATAGACTAGAACGTACATCTGAACCTAAGAGAGGTTGAAAAAACCTCTCTTCAGGGATCGTTTGAACCAAATTCATAATAGATCTGCGTATTGCAGACGTATTTTTTAAGATTGGCAAGTCTTTTGTCACGGGATGTGGATCAAAAGACAGACTAATGTCCTTAAATGCTCTAGAAACCCGTGGAATCGCCATTGGTCCTGTATAGTTTTCTTGATTTATTTATCAAGGTTATCCATATTACACTCTTCACCTGGATCATTGACCACTTCTTTTAATAATTTCTTCTTTTTGTCCTCGTTCAGATAAAAATCCGAGCGGGGATCGGTGATTAACGTCATACCACTTGCAATAAAGTCTTCACCTAAGTCTGTTCTAGAATTTCCCATTAAAAAAACCTCCTAAAAGTCTGTACAACAGAACTTTTTAAGAGGTTTCTATCTCTAAGAATATTTAGAGATCCTATCGCCCTTGTCCGCGATAAGGTTTACGTTTACCATTACGAGACGACGCTGCGTATTTCGTCCCATTCCCGTCTCCTTGACGAGTTTTCTTCGGCGGTCCCGGTGCCCAATTGCCTTTTACAAGTCCTGTTTTTGCTTTAGCCATCAATAAGTCCTTTCAGTTCGTTAAAAATCTTTGTTTCAATATCGGAAGGTCGTGGAGAACCCGTCTGATAAAACTCTAGTGACAGATTCTCCATAATGTCCATATACTCATACACATTCAAGTTTGAATAAACTTTCTTTCCTTTAATGAAAACTGTGTAAGAATCGTTAGACATCAAATAATCCTTTGCTTCTCGTGACCAACTCTGATACGAGGGTCGCACCAGATTTCAAATCCTGCTTCCTTTGCATCCAAACAGAAACTCACATCTTCTCCACACATATCTTGAACCTCTCCAGATTCAAAGACTTGCATCTTCGGAGCAAACCAAGGATACTTGATCTCTTCGTGCTCAAAGACACCGTGCTTGATCAGCAACCATCCAAAACCTGCATAGTCAACAGTGAAGGGTTTCTTACGCTTTGACATCGTTTCAAGAGTTTCGTGATTCATCACTCCACCATTGTTACGGAAGTCATCTTCATCCATCCAGTGTGCAACAGAAGAAGTCTGTCCATCTTCAGTACAATACCATCCAGATGAAATATCCTGATCCAGCAGAATCAATTGATAGAACTTCTCTGTGTTGAATACAATATCACTATCAATCCACAACTGATAGTCATACTTCAGTTTACCATCCCAAGGAATTTGATCTGGTCCACGCAGTACGTTTGCTCCAAGACACTTACAACGGGCAAAGTTGACCATTGATGAATAATCTTGAGAAATTTGAATGCTTGCTCCACTCTGTACGATATCAAAACAGAGTTGAACAAAATTTTTCAGAAATGTGTAAGATACTCCCCGACCAGGCAAACAAAATACGATGGTCTTGCCGCGAATCATTTCTCTCGCTTTATCGTAATCCCATTCGGGTTGCTTGCTTACGCTGGGAGATTTTGCTTTAACAGTAAATCCTTTAGCCATTAAAATAGTGTAATTACGTCAGTAAGTATACTCTATCTATAGAGTATTTGTCAAGTCAACAGTACGGCGTCTACGACATCTGCGATGGTCCCATCCTATCCGTCTACATCTGTGATGATGATTCCAAGGGCGTCAACCTCAATATTAACTTCAGTTCCCTCAAACCACCCCTTCTCATCACAGATCCATTCAGGTATTACAACATAATGCTCACCTGAAACAGGATCGATCTCTACAGTCGTAAAATTTTCTGCGGAATTTTTTTGCATCTGTGTATTTCGCACCTTGGTTTTATATAGCGAATGTTAAGTTTATAAAGACCTCGCAAAAGCAAGACTTTATAGCTTACAGGGACCCATCGATTTTAGCCAAGCGCCGCCCGCCCCGGCGATAAAATACACCGGGGGACTGCAAAATCACGAACGCACTGTGTTAACGAACCGCTGAGAATTAGCGAAGTTAGCAACACTGAAGGTCCGACGATTGACCAACTTAAATGTACCGAACTCACTGCTCATAACATAACCCTCAGCACTGATTCTTTCACCGTTGAGGTATGCTTCAGGTCCGTTGAGTTGGCGACACTGACGCAGGCATTCTTCCTTAAGAAAGATCATCAAACCGTACAGGTTCAAAAGATCACCATTGCCCAGGAAATCTGCATCAGTGAGAGGATAACCCTCACGAAGGGAACGATTAACATTCTTCTTAATTTGTGCTGCTTCCTTATCACTAACGAAGCGAACGGTTTGCATCAGTTCCTCAATGATTTCTACAACGGGAGGTAACTCAAACTCAGTGTTCGGTTCGGTATAAGAACCGCTCCAAATGTATGCCTTGGGAAACACGAACTTACAGTAGAAATTATCAGTGATGATAAATTTCATTGGCGCTGCGATAGCATCACGCAGATCAGATTCTGC